AGAGCTTAAATCGCTGGCAGACGACGGGCTTTTGACCGAGCTGGAATATCTAAAAGCCGTTGGTCTAGTAGGAGACAAATTCGCAGAGTTGAATAAAACCCAAGAAACTTACGTCGAAACTCTGGGCCTAACGTCGGAAGAAACAGACCGGCTCCAAAGGTCTATGATGGAGCTGCAAATGATTCAAGAAGCCGGCAACCTAATCGCCCAAGGCTTCGAGGACGCGATCTTGAGCGGCCAAAAGCTCGGCGAAGTTGTTCGCTCGCTCGGACGCGATTTGGTTCGTCTGGTCTTTAGCCAACTGGTCACGCAGCCGCTCGCAGCCGGCATCGGCGGCGCAATCAAAGGCGCGTTCGGCTTTCGCGCAATGGGCGGACCCGTCGCCAGCGGCTCGCCCTACGTCGTCGGCGAAAAGGGGCCGGAGCTGTTTGTTCCACACGCCAGCGGCACCATCGTGCCGAATAACAAGATGGGCGGCGGCAGCGGATCGGGCAGCGGCGGCGTGACGGTCAATTACAACATCGCGGCGGGCGTCTCGCGCGCCGAACTCGTGCCGATCCTCGACCAAGAGCGGCGCCGGCTAAAGGCCGAGATCCCAGACATGGTTCGACGCGGCGGCGGATACCGTGCAGCCTTCGCCTAATCGTTATGGCCATCTCCTATCCACTCACGCCGCCGAGCCCGTTCAACCTCTCGCGCTTGTCGTTTACGGGCGTTTCTGCGACCTCGCGCAACACGTCGCCGTTCACGCTCCAGACCCAGCAATACAACTGGCCGGGCCAAGCGTGGCTCGGCTCGGTCGATTGTCCGCCCATGAAGCGAGCCGACGCTGAGGAGATCGTCGCCTTCTTGCTCAAAGCGCAGCGCGGCACGTTCTATTTTCAAGACTACGCCAACCCGACAAACCGAGGCGGCGTCACCGGCACGCTCAACGTAGCAACGGCGACTGCGAACGGCACGACGTTGACCTACACAAACACGGGCGGCTCTGGATCATTTGCAGTCGGCGACTGGCTGCAAATCTCGACCTCGCTTTACAAGGTCGTGCAATCCAACTCGTCAACGAGCGTCGATCTTTTTCCGGCTCTACGCAAAAGCTACGCCGGCGGCACATCGATCACCTACGCCAACGCCAAGGGCGTGTTCCGCCTAGCTTCACCAAGCACCGAGTGGGCCATCGGCGAGGCGAGCATTTACGGCGTCGGCTTTGCCATCGTGGAGGACGTTGAGTCGTGAGCATTACCACCGCAGGCCGCTCGCTCTCGGCCAACATGGTCACCGAGGTCAGCGCGTCGCAGCTCTCGCCGATCTTGCTCGCGTCGTTCTCGTTCTCGACTCCGGTTCGGCTTTGGAGCGGTTACGGCACGATCACCGTCGGCGCCGTGACCTACCAAGGCATCGGCACGCTCGGGACGATTTCGCCGGTCGAAGAGACCACCGACCTTTCGGCGCGTGGAATCAACTTTCAGCTCTCGGGAATCCCGAGCGCTTACGTATCGCTTGCGCTCACCGAGAACTACCAAGGCAAAGCGTGCTCCGTGCTATTTGGCGCACTCGACGCTACTGGCGCGATTGTCGCGTCGCCGGTGACGATCTTTGCCGGCCGCATGGACGTGATGTCGATCAATGATGACGGGCAAAACGCGACGATCATTATGAGCGCGGAAAATCGGCTCGTGGACTTTCGCCGGCCGCGTGAAGTGCGCTACACCCACGAGGAACAGACCAACTTGCACCCGGGCGATCTTGGCTTGGAATTCGTCACCGCGATTCAGGAAAAACAAGTTTATTGGGGCAACGCCAAGCTCGCGGCACCGGTTGACGAGGGCGGCGGCGAGACCGAGGTGACCTCTTACATGTAATGCCAGCACGCCGAGACAACTGGCCAAACCTTCTCGCGCAATTTATTGAGCAACGGCGCGAACAACCTTTTGCGTGGGGCTCGAATGACTGCTGCCTATTTGGGGCCGACTGGATTCAACTTTGCACCGGACTCGACCCGGCCGCAGTTCTTCGCGGAACCTACGACAGCGCGCTTTCTGGCATGCGCGTGCTCAAGAATCACGGCGGCCTGATCGGAACCATTCAAACTCACATGGAGCCTCTTGGATTCAACGCAATCGCCCAAGGATTGGCTGCTCGCGGCGACATTGCGGTGCGCGATTGTGGCAACGGTGACACCATGTCCATCGTGATAGGGTCGAAAATTGCTTATGTCGGGCAGGATGGGCTTTTGTTTGCTGACTTAAACGACGGCGTGGAAACGCGCTTCTGGAAAATCTAATCATGCCACAAGGAATCGTCTTTGCCATCGCCTACGCGGTCGGGAGTGCAGCACTAACCGTCGGCGTCACATCAGCAGCCGTTGCGACCGCAATCGGATACGTCGTCGCTTACTCAGCAATCATCGGCGCATCGATGGCCGCGTCGAAGTTGCTCGCGCCGAAAATGCCGAGCTTTTCGGACTCGTCGCTCTCGAACCGTTCGCAAATGGTCCGCTCGCCAATCTCGGCACGCGGCATCGTTTACGGCAAAAGCCGGGTCAGCGGGACGATTGTTTACCTCAGCACTACCGGCACCAAGAACGAATTTCTGCACATCGTCGTCACGCTCGCCGGCCACGAGGTCGAAGCGATTGACGAGGTTTATTTCAATGACGAGCTGGTGCCGCTCACCGGCAACACGCCGACCGGATTCTACAACGGCGTAGCACGCGTGAACAAAAAGCGCGGCGTTCCCGGCGACACAGCCGATGCCGATTTGATCGCTGACACTGCGGGCCTGACCGACGGCCGCTGGACAGCAGACCACAAGCTCTCCGGCATCGCCTACCTTTACGTGCGGCTGACGTGGGACGCCGAGAAATTCCCGAGCGGCATACCAAACATCAGCGCCGTGATTCGCGGCAAGAAGGTGCTCGATCCGCGCACCGGAAACACCGGCTACTCGGCCAACGCTGCGCTCTGCCTCCGCGACTACCTGACCGACGCGACGCTCGGCATGGGCATGACCTCGGCGGAAGTGGACGACACGGCTTTCGGCGTCGCGGCGAACATCTGCGAGGAGCAGGTGCAAATCCTTCCACTTTCTCCCACGGTTTACGAAGACCGCTACCAAGCGAACGGTGTCATCGTCACGAGCGCATCGCCAGACGAGAACATCGGCAAGCTACTCTCGGCAATGGGCGGGCTGATCGCCTACACCGGGGGCCGCATCGTTCCATATGCGTCGGGCTACCGCATCCCAACCGTCACGCTGAGCGAAAAGAACTTCGTCGGACCGATAAACGTCGTCACGCGCACGAGCGCACGCGACCGGGTGAACTCGGTCAAAGGCGTTTACGTGAGCGAGACGAACGCGTGGCAGGTCACCGACTTCCCGACGATCAGCTCGCCCACCTACGTCAGCCAAGACAACGGCAACGTCTTTTTCCGCGACGTGGTGCTTCCGTTCACGACTTCGCCCAGTTGCGCGCAACGGCTCGCGGTGCTGGAACTGCGCCGCGCTCGCGAGGAAATCACGTTCTCGGCTCGCTTCCGTCTCGAAGCGATGCAGGTCCGGGCCGGTGACACGGTCATGATTACCAACGAAAAGCTCGGCTGGTCATCGAAGGTCTTCGAAGTCATGGAGTGGAACTTTGCGAGCGACGGCACGCCGCCCCAGGTGTTCATCGACATGACGCTGCGGGAAACCGCTTCCTCGGTTTACTCGTGGACCGTCTCGGACGAAATCGCCGTGCCGGACTCGCCGAACACGACGCTGCCAGACCCGTTCACGCTCGGCGCGCCGACGAACCTTTCGCTCACGGCAGACGGAACGACTCAACTGGTGCAGGCCGACGGCACGATCTTGCCGCGGATCCGCGTTGGCTGGACGCCGCCAGCGGTCGAGTTCATCCAGTCGGGCGGGTCGGTTGTCATCGAATACAAGCCGAGCACGAGCACGACATACCTGACGTGGAACACCGTCGAGGGCGCACAGACCGAGGACTACATCAGCTCGGACGTGAAGATCGGCACGAATTACAACGTGCGGATTTACGGCGAGAGCTACTTTGGGATTTCGACTAGCTACCTCGCCGGCTCAATCACGGTCGCGCAGGACACGACGCCGCCGGCTATTCCGACCGGACTGAGCGCAGCCATCGGCACCGGCAAGGCCGTCTCGCTCGACTGGAATGACAACACCGAGCCGGACTTTTCGGAGTATGGCATTTATCGGAACGTCTCGGCAATCACGCCGGCCAACGCGAACACGGACAAGATCGCCGAGGTTCGCGCGTCGCGGTTCGTGGACACGGACGTAACCATTGGGACGACCTATTACTATTGGCTGACCGCTTACGATTCGGTTGAGAACGTCAGCGGCTTTACGAGCTACGTGCAGGCTACGCCGTCGGTCATCACGGCTGGGCCGATTGACCCGACTGCGCCGCTGCCGCCGAACGCTCCGACGCTGATCAGCACGACGGTTTACGTCTCAACGGACGGCACGAGCTTCGCCCGCGTTTCACTTACGGCGCCGCCGTTGCCATCGGGCGCGGTCGCTCTCGACGTGCTTTATCGGCGAACAGGCTCGAATGATTTCATCGTCGGAAATCAGATCAACTCGTCAGTCTCCTACGCCGTCACGATTGACGATCTTTCCGTCGGCGAGGCTTATCAATTCGCAGCGCGAGGCATTTCGTTCTCGGGAGCGTTGTCGCCCGTTTCGTCTTTGCTCAGTCAGACCGCGCCGAGTAACACGATTCTACCGGCTGCACCGACCGCATCGTTTATCGACGGACAATTTGCGCCACCCGTTTCTCAAGGGAGAATTCCGATGTTTGCAGTCGGGATGACGATCACCGCCGCAGCCAGCACCGACATCGCGCGAGTGCAGGCAAAGGTGGCCTTGACCAACGATCCAACCGACGGTTCGTCGTGGTATTCGGACGGAAACAACAGTCTATTCGACCAAGCAATGCCGGCGAATGGCAGCGTGCGAGTGGCCTTTTACGAAGTCTTAAGCACGACCGCGGGCTTCGGCTTTGCTCGCGTCATCTCTCGCAGCGGCGTCGCTTCGAACTGGACCTCGCTTGGAAGCGTGCAGGCCAGCCCCACGCTGATCAAGCGACCGCTTGGAACGGTCTCACAATTCAATACTGACGACGTGAGCACGACCGGCATCAAGACCGGTGGCGGCGCGAGCACTCGGCAGATCAACGTGATTTTCTCCGAGTCGGTCGTTGCCACTTTGGCCGGCGGTGCGGCGTCGGAAACTTTTGAGACATCGCTGACCAATCGCGGATTCAGCGCGAAGCCCGACATCGGAATAGCGCAGTGTGCATCAGACGGCAACATCTCGGCCGCTTACGATTTCGACGCAGCCGGCAACAGCAGCGTGACCGCAGTCATCCGCGTCTCGACAATCGACGGCTCAAACATCGGCGCAGGTGCTTACCGCTTCAGCGTCGAGTTTACCGACTTCACTTAATTTATGGCCTTTCAAAAAACCATCACCCTCGCCAGCGGAGTTTCAGGAAATTACATCCGGCTGATCACCTACCGCTGGGATCGGTCAACACGCGAGGCCGTCGCGTTGTTCGCGCTCTACCTCAACGCGCAGGCCGCGCAGTCAGGCAAGCACGCGCTCACTCCGTTCATCGCCAAGCTCCGCCTCGACGGCGCAAAGTTCGACCTCTACCTCGGCAACGCGGTGCTGAGCGAGCACGCGGCGATTGCGCAGCTTTACGCAGCGGCGAAGGCCGAGCCGGTCTCGTGCGACTTCGGATCTAACGTCTTCGCCGACGCCGTGGACGCGTAGTGATTCCACGCTGAGTCTGTTTTTTCTTCAGACGTAAGTCGTTGATTATCAACGCGCACGGATTGCGTGCGATACTTCGCGCACATTTGGCTTCACATCGCGGGGCGGATGTTTAGGGTTTTCGCATCGGAGGGAATTAACCCGACGACCAAAACAAAACAAAATGATCACCTCACTGCTCCAAGTTCACGAAGTCGCCGACAAAATGTTTTCAAGCGATTCTGCAATTATTTCGGTCAACATCCAAACCTCTTGGGGTCTCGTGACTGCTTTCAAGGATGGTTCCGTCAGGATGGCAAAGTGATAAACCTGACCCGCGCCGAAGTCACTAAGGCGCACTTTTTATCATGAAACGCCTCGCCCTTCTCATCGCGCTCTGCGCAACCGCGCACGCCGCTCCACCCGCCTCATTCTTCCGCGCTCTGCACATCGCAGAGACGAGCGGCAAGCGCGGGCCAATCCTCGGCGACGGCGGCAAGGCGCTTGGGCCGCTCCAGATTCACCGAGCATATCACGCGGACAGCCGCGTGGCGGGCGACTATTCACGCGTGGCCGATCTGGATTACAGCAAGCGCGTCGCGACCGCCTATTTGAAACGCTACGCTCCGGCAGCGTGGGCTGCGGGAGACGTCGAGACGCTGGCTCGCGTCCACAACGGCGGTCCAAAGGGCCACCTCAAGAGCGCGACCAAATCCTACGGCGTGCGCGTCAAAGCACTTTCCAAATGAAAGACACCCTACAAATCGCCGCTTACAGAAAGCAAATGAGCGGAAATATACACGCTATGTTTCGCGCTTGGATTGATCACGCAATCAAACATTCGATCATTCAAATCCAAGATGAAATAATCAAAAATCATTATCACGCAAAAGAAGGATGGGAACTTGCAGGAACTCGTGAGAAGAAAATTAAAGAGCTCGAAGAAATTATTGAGCGGCAAAAAGCTGATGCTGATTATGCAGCACGACCGATTAAGGAACCTCGAACACCGATTTCAGATCTAAAAATTCCAAGAAGAGTTCGCACGGTTTTACTCAACAAAGGATTTCAAAGCATTGGAGATGTTTTAGACAACACAGAGCGAGAAATTTCTAGGCTCCGAAACATCGGAAAAGGCAGCTTAAACATTCTAAAGGCCGAGCTCGCAAAACACGGTTACGCTTTGAAGAAAGAATCCAAATGACCACCGAACAACATCACGAGATCCTCACCGAGCTGCGCGCCATCCGCGCCGCTCTCGAAGCAAAGCCGCGCACGGCGCAAGCAACTGCTACCGCAACGACCGCGACGCCGGCCACTCTGCCACTCCCGGCGATTGCAATCGCGGACGCGGGATCGGTGCAGGTCCATTTCGGCAAGAACACTGGGACGCCGCTCTCAGCACTCAGCGACAAACAGCTTTTGTGGTATGGCGCGGATCGCCCGGAGCAGCTCAAGAAAGACGGCACACCATTTGCGCCACGCGAGGCCGACGTGTTGCTCAAGAACGCGTGCCGCACGCTCTGGCATCAGCGCAAGAGCGGCGCTCCAATCGCGCTCACGCCGCAGCCGGCAGACGACGGCGAGAACGTGCCGTTCTGATCTTTGTCGCCGGTATCGACGTAAACCAGAACCCTACGACGGCGCTCGTGCCGGTGCGAAAATACGCGAGCAACACTTTCCCGAAAGGAAACCCGCCGGCCAACGACGACCGGCGGGACACACGAAACACACACAACGATACAACATGGACACCAACGTAAAAACAGAGATCGCGGTCGCAGAGACCGCCACCAAAGCACCGATTCAGTTCGGCCAAAACGGCGTGCAATTGCAGAGCATCGACGAGGCTTTCCGCTTCGCTCGCGCCGTAGTCGCATCGGGCTGGGCACCGAAGGGTATGGAGAAACCGGAGAGCGTAATGATTGCCATCCAGTTCGGGATGGAGATCGGACTCACGCCGATGGCGGCGCTCCAGAACATGGCAGTCATCAACGGTCGCCCGGCAATCTACGGCGACGCGGCGCTGGCGCTGGTCCGCTCCAGCGGGCAGCTCGTCTCCTACAAAGAGACCGAAGTCGGTGAGCCGGGCAAGGACTCGCACGGCTTCACGGTCACGGTGCAACGCCGCGGATTCGATGCAGCATCGGAAACCTTTACAGTGGGCGACGCAAAGGCCGCGAAGCTCTGGGGCAAGGCCGGGCCATGGACCGACTATCCCAAGCGGATGTGCAAATTCCGGGCACGCGGATTCCTGCTGCGTGACCAATTTGGCGACATCCTCAAGGGCTTGCGGACCGCCGAGGAAGCGCGGGACATGCCAGCAGAGATCAACGTCACGCCGCTGGCCGACAAGCTCGCGGGCGGGCTGAGCGAGGCAATCAACCAATGAGAAAAATACCCGAGAGACAGTCAGGCGTGCCGACCCGCCGCAAAGACGTGCACGTCGAGATCGCGAAGCCGAAGCGCAAGCAGGCCGTCGATGAGACGACTTACAGCCGAAACAAACTCGGCATTGCGGTGGACAGTCGCGGGCGATTCATCGGCCGGCGCGACATCGAAAAGGGCGCGGCACATTTCTGGAACTCACGAAGGAAAACAACATGAACAACGACAACGTAATCAAATCACAGGCTATCATCACCGCGGCGACGGAACAGTTCCGAAGCCTGCTCGAAACCAACTTCCGCAGCATCGCGAAAGCGGCGCAGGACGGATTCACTGACGACGAGGAACAGACCGAGCCAAAGGCCAAAGCCACGTTCGCCGTTGAATGGGACGCGCTCGCAATGGCTCCGAAGGTCAGCGTCAAGGTCGGCTGGTCGGTGCGGTTCAAGGACGAGAGCGAGACGGAGATCGACCCGCTGCAATCGAAGCTGGGGCTGGAGGTGCAATCGTGAGCTTGGTAATCCATTCAGAACCTTCGAACGCCTTCGTTACGCCCGGCAAAGAAGTGCTCCGCATCACTGCCGACGGGCGCATGATCATGGGCGAAGGCTTGAGCGCGGAAGACGCGACGCAACAAGCGGCAAGGCTATTGATAAAAGCCTTTAGTGAACAGATCGAGGCAATGATTGAGAGACGGCTCGCGGCGGGCAAGGAGGGTAAAGAATGAGCACGCCTACTAACGACGGAGGACCGGCGTTTCCATGCGAAAGCTACGGTCACAGAAACGGCAAGGAAACAACCGTGCCGGCACAAGGCATGACCCTACGCGACTACTTCGCGGGGCAAGCGTTGGCCGGTGCGGTTGGCTTTTCGCCTTCCGACCCTTTTAGGAGATACCACCAACCTGAAGATGTTGCAGCGGCGTGCTACCGATTTGCCGACGCAATGCTCGCCGCACGGGAGGCCACCAAATGAGCGCCGAGACCATCGAAGCCTACCACGCCAACCCGGCGATCAGTCACAGCAAGCTGGAGTGCTACCGCAGGCGGCCGGCGCTCTACTTCAAGAAATACGTGGCCAAGACTCTGGCGCCACCCGAGGACACCGGCGCTTTCCGACTCGGCTCGGCGGTGCATTGCGCGATCTTGGAGGAAAAGGAATTCGCCAAGCGTTACATTCTGCGACCCGACTGCGACCGGCGCACGAAGGAGGGCAATATTCATTTCGCTGAATTCTCGGCGCAGCACGCGGACAAGACCTTGCTCGACCACGACGAGATGGCGCAGGTCGTGGCGATGCGCGAGGCGGTGGCGGCGCATCCAATCGCGTCGCGGCTACTCGCGGAAGGAACGCCGGAGATGACTTGGCGCAAGTTGCAGCCAAACGCTTTGGGCGCTCTGCAATGTCGGACCGACTGGTTCGCTCCGTGCGGATGCGACATCAGCGACTTTCACCCTTACGCGCTGGATATCAAAACCGTTGAGTCACTCGACAGTGACGCGTTCCGCAACTTCGAGCGTGCGGCGTTCTCCTACGGCTATCACCGGCAGGCGGGATTCTACCTGCCACTGATCAACGAAATCTTGGGATATCCAGTCTCGCGGATGTATTACGTCGCGGTCGAGAAGTGCGAGCCTTACGGCGTCGCGGTTTACAAGTTGAGCGACGACGCGATTGCGCGAGGGCAGGACGAGAACATCGCGGACCTCGTGCGGCTGAAGCGCAGTCTCGAAACGAACGACTGGCCGAACATTGAGCCGACGATCCATGAGTTGAAACTGCCGGGCTGGTATGACAAACAGCGATGAAATCGAACCTCAAATACAACTGGCGGATCACGCTCGGCGCGCCGGGGCACTCCATCAGCGTCGTGAAGCGCTGCACGATCGAACAGGCTTTGCTCGCGGCGGACGAACTTGAAACCGAGGTCGAGTGGATCGTTACCAGAATTTCAATCCACCACGAAATATGAAAGAACTATTCGTCATCACCGTTGCGACCTCAGTTTGCACCAGCGCAATTTGCTTTTGGCTCGGTCACGCGCTCGGCAAACGACGAGGGCGCGACGAGCAATGGGTCAGCGACTACCTCGCTTACGAACGCAAAACACAGGCCGGCCGAGACAACCTCGGACGGTTCAAGAAACGAAAGGCACCTTATGGTAAGATCAAAATTACAGCACAACAAAACCAACTCTGAGATTGATCGGCGACTGCTCGAAATGCAGTCACCGAGCGAGATCGTCCGAGTCATGCGAGGCGCGACGCTGAGCAATGTCCACGCACGGGCGCGGCGGCTCGGACTGGCGCTGCAACGCATCACACCGGCCGAGCGTGACCATCTGCTCGTCAGGCGAATGGGGAGGACGAAATGAACACCTTCATTTTCGGCGACCCGAAAGGTCAACCGCGAGCGCGAGCCTTCGCCCGGAAGATGGGCGCTAAGCACGTTGCGCGGATGTATGACAGCGACGTGGCAGACGCGTGGAAGCGGGCGGTGGACCTCGGGATCGAGCGCGAGCTAAAGGCGACGGGGGCACTCGATCCGGTCGGAGCGTTCGACTGCAAGCTCACCTTCTTCTTTCGCCGGCCGAAAAGCCACTACGGCAAGGCCGGGCACGTGAAGGCGAGCGCGCCGGTCTGCCACGTGAGCAAGCCTGACGCGGACAATCTCGCCAAGCTGGTGCTTGATCGCATCACGCGGGGCGGGCGGATTTGGCGCGATGATTCGCAGGTGGCGCGATTGCGCGTTGAGAAGTTCTGGGCGATCACGGACGCGAGGATTGGCGTTCACGTGAGCGTGCAGCGATTCGAGGGGAGCGAGGCTTGACGCGGGGAGGGTATCGCATAAACAAGGAGCAGGCCGTGAAAAGCCTACTGCACGACATGAATCATAGATCAATTTCCCGGCCAGTTTTCGCGAGGCGTTTCGTGCGCCAATTTTCACCGCGAAGGCTGGTCGGGTTTTTTTATTTATGAGCAAGCTACCTTTCCTTCAGTTTTACCCATCGGACTATTTGGTTGATACCCGAGTCCTTTCGCTGGCCGCTCGCGGAGCGTGGGTCGACATCATTTGCGTGCTGCACGCCTCATCGACGCGGGGCACTTCGACTTTGCCGGCGAGAGGCTGGGCCAGAATCATGGGAGCGACCGAAGCCGATTTTCAATCTGCGCTCAGTGAGATCGAAGAAATGAAAGTCGGAGACGTGATACGAGAGTGTAACGGAAATGTAAGTGTTACATGTCGCAGAATGATGAATGAATCTATCACGCGTGAACAGACAAGGTTACGCGTTCAAAACTATCGAAAGAAACACGGTAACAAAGCCGGTAACGAATCAGGTAACGCAGATGTAACGCCCAATAAGTCAGAAGTCATAAGTCATAAGTCAGAAGAAGAAGGTAGCGGGGTTGTGACCCCGCCGCCTGCAATTCTTTTCGATGACTTGCTGGACGAACCCGAAAAGCCCAAGAAACAACCCAAACAGACCGACGCGGAATGGCTCGCGGAGCTTGCGACGTCGCCCGCATACTCAGGCATCGACGTCCGGCGCGAGTATTCGAAGATGCAAACGTGGTGCGGCGTAAACCGCAAGATGCCGAGCCGGCGCCGATTCGTCGCTTGGCTGAACCGCATCGAAAAACCGATGGACGCTGCGAAAGGAAGCCGAGCGCATGAAAGCATCATTGACCGCTCCTGATCCATCGCCCGCGGAGCGCCGGCTGATTGCCGCTTGCATGGCTGGCGGGGTGCAAACCGTAGCCGGTGCAGTCAACCACGGCATCAGCGCCGAGGCCTTCGCCGACCCGATGCTCGGGATCATCTGGCAGGCGCTCGTGCAGACCGCGACCGAGGACAAGGACACGCACGTTTTCAAGGTCGGACGCCGGGCCTTCGGTTCGGCCATCAACGCCGAGACGATGAGCGAGCTGGCGCAAATCGCGGCGCTGGAGCCGACGTCGATCTTTGCGAAGGCTCTGACCATCGAAGTCATCGACGCCAACAAGCGACGCAAGGCCGTCACCAAGCTCGCTCAAGCGCTCGGGGCAGTCACTCCACGCGAGGGCGGAGAGTGGGAGGAGGACTGGTCGGCCGCACGCAAAGCGATCCATGAGGCTGAGCTGGCGGTTTCGATTCAAGGCGCGACCAAAAGCCTTTCGGCAATCGTGGACGAATACATTTACGACGAGACGCACGGCAAGGAGGCCGGGGTCGTCGGGACTGGATTGCCGCACTGCGACGAGTATTTCGGGAAGATCCGAGGCGGCGAGGTGTGCGTGATTGCAGGCCGGCCGGGCGTCGGCAAGACCGCGCTCGCGATCCAGATGGCTGACTCAGTTGTGCGAGTCGGCGGCAAGGCCATGATCGTTTCCCTTGAGATGCAGGCGCGGGATTTGGTCGGCCGGCTCGCGAAGCAACGACTGGGGCGAAGCGCCGGCATCGTGCGAGGCTGCACAGCGGCCGAGTATCAATCGGCCAAGACCTCGTGGATTGCGTCGGCGCAGAAGATGAAAGCGGACGAAAAGCGGCTGCACATCTTCGAGGTGCGTCAGGTCAAGTCGGTGTCGGACATCGAGGACAGGGTGGCGATGCTGAAGGCCGCGGATGCTCTGCCGCACGTGGTCGTCATCGACTACCTGCAACTGCTGCACGCCGAGGACTCACGCGCACCACGCGAGCAACAGGTGGCGCTCATGTCGCGCCGGATAAAACTCATGGCGCTGAATTTCAACGTGGCCGTGATTCTGCTCTCGCAGCTCAACCGGGACGCGGAGAAGGACGGCAGCCGGCCGAAGCTCTCGGGTTTGCGCGAGTCAGGCGCAATCGAGCAGGACGCAGATCGGGTCTGGTTGCTCTATCCTGACCCTGACGTGATGGCGGTTCCTGACTCGCCGACGGTGCAGGTCGTCATCGACCAAGCGAAGAATCGAAATGGAGCGGGCGGGATCGCCAAGGTGGTCGAGTTCTTCAAACCCAGCTTTTCATTCCACAAAAAACTATGAGGCTCTACGACGAACAAAATCGGCTGCACGCGGAGGGCGGACCGGCAGTCACCAACCCAGACGGCTCGTGCGTGTGGTATTATCACGGGAAGATTCACCGAATCGACGGGCCTGCCGTGCGGCTCGTCTCGGCTGACGGCAGCATCGAAGAACAGTTTTGGATCAACGGGACCGAGATCGTCGCGCCGCAACTTTAACCATGAAACAAACCAAAGAAGAAATCGAAGCGCAGATAATTGCGCTGCTCCAAAGACGGACCGGGCATCAGCGCGTCTTGCGTTCGGTGACGCATGCACTCGAAACGCTCGAAAAGGAACTCGCCGAGCTTCTTCGGCAACTCGCGGAACATTCTCAACCATGAAAAACACAACCGACCAACTAACGACGGCACTCGAACACGCAACGCGGATGCCGTCCGACATCAACGAACATCTGCCTTTGCTCTCACTGCTGGCGTCGCAATGTCAGCAAGTGACCGAATTCGGCGTGCGGACCGGATGCAGCACGCTCGCGTTTCTGCACGGACTGCGAACGAAGCGGGCGACGCTACGCAGCTACGACATCAACGACCAGTTCGGCGTTTTTAAGACGATGCGGCCGCACACGACGACGGACTGGACGTTTTCGATCTGCTCAACGCTGGCGATTTCGCCGATTGAGCCGACCGATTTGCTATTCGTGGACACGCTGCACCGCTACGATCAAGTGGCCGGAGAGCTTGCGCTGCACGGCGACGCGGTTCGGCGCTGGATTGTTTTCCACGATACCGAGACTTTCGGCGTGACGGGCGATGACGGCGGCGAGGGCATCAACCGGGCGATTGACGAGTGGCTGGACGCAAAGCCGGAGTGGCGGATCGTTTACCGGACGCACCGGAACAACGGGCTGACCGTGATTGAGCGTGAGGCTGAAACGCGTTCGTGATTGACACGGAGCGCAATGCGTCAAAAGCGATGCGGCAACACATGACCACGACACAAACACACGACCAAGATCAGCGAGAACTTGAGGCTTTGCGATTCTCGGCACGGGCGGCGAGGGCCATTACGACGCTGGAGATGCAGCGGAAGACTATCACGCGGGAATACGGCGAGCGCATCAAAAAGATTCGGGCGCTGATTCTGATCCTGCAACAGCGCGAGAGCATCGGGCAGCTCGGCATACAGGGGATTGACGCCGTTGAGATTTCGCCGGAGCTTAAGAAGCTGATTCACAATCCGGTCGGTGACTTGTCGTGATTACGGCCACATACGACCGCGCTGCGACCTACGAGGCGTCTTATGACGGCGCTAGGTCGGACGCGGGACGGCTATCGGCGGAGATCATGGAGCGGCTTGTTGAGCTGCACGAGCTACGCATGACGAGCGCGGCGGACCTATGCCGACGGCTCGGGACGCTGGCGGACCTATCGCCGACGATGTTTCTGGTGACCTTGCGGCTTGGCTCGGGCGATGTCTCGGCGGTCAGGCAGAGCTTTGGCGAGATGGCGGCCAAGACCGGGCGAACACGTCAGGCGTTGCATTACGAATGGGCCCACGAGATCGAGCGGGTGCGATTGGTGTTCCCGGCGCTTGCTCAGCTCATGACCGACTACCGGCAGGCGACGGATGAAGCCGAGCGGCCGGAACG